CTCGGGGCCCTTGGCGTTGAACGTCACCCAGTAGTCGCCCTGACGCATCAGCGGGAAGTACGGCTCGATCTTGCCCTTGACGGCAAGCCGCTTGTAGATTTCGGTCTTCAGGTTCTTGGCTTCAGCAGCGTCAGCAACCGAGGCGTCGATGCGCTTGAACAGCAGGTCGAGTAACTTCTCATGGGACTCGGCGTAGGAGTCGCGCATCTGGTTGTAGATGGCCTGCCCCTCGGGGCCGAGTTGGCTCCACTTCGCCTGAAGTTCTTTCCAGATGGATTGCTTGTCTGCACCACTCTTGGAGGTCTTGCCCTTGTACTCACCGACGGGTTTGCTGGGGTCAACTTCCTCACGGGTGGACTTGGCGATCACGTCGTTGAGCAGGGCCTCTTTGTCGGGGTTGCCCTTGATCCACTTCTGGATGCGCTGGTACGTTCCGTCCACTGCACGACGGCGCTCGTCGATTGCACCGCCCCACTGCTTTTCCAGTGTGTCGAGTTGCGGGGCCATCGGGATGTCTTTGGAGGCAACCTCGGTCAAGGCGTTCAGCGGCAGGCTGCGCAGAATCACCGTCTTGGTGACGTTCGGAATCTTCTCGCGCAAGACTTCGTAGATGCCACCGATGAACTGATTGTCCATGCCGGGCATCTTGATGATCTTGTTGTCGAGCGCCTTGAACACGTCCTTGCCGGTGCCCAGCACGGAGGCTTGGTACAGGGTACCGTTGCCCATGGCCGACATGCCCGGTGCAAGGATGTTGCCGATCAGCACGTCAGCCGAGTCGAGCGCGGAGTCCAGACCCTTGGGCGACATACCCACCATGCGGCGCAACAGGTTCCCCACAGCGTTGAGGAATCGGCGCAGTGCGCTGATCGGTTCACCCTTGGGGTTGATCTGTGCCAGCCGCTGCTGGAAGTCGGGGTTGCTGAATGCCTCGGAAACAAACTCATCCACTGACTTCGCACCGTATGCGCCGTCGAGCGAATCCTTGACCGCCGCGAACAACTCGTTGAGTTGGCGCGTCATCGGGTGAGATTTATTGGTGAGTGTCTTCAGCGCCGCCGCGTGAGTGGCCTCGTGGAGCAAGGCGTGTGCGTTGGCACCCTCGGTGGCATCGAGCCTGATGGTGTTGGTCTTGGTGTCGTACTCGCCAGCCAGTGGGCGACCCTCAGAAGTCTTGAGGTCTTTGACGAACTCGACGTTGACCCCGGGCAGTGCGTTCTTGAGTGCCTGTGCGATCTTGGCGTTGCGGCCACCCATGTGCTTGGCCAGCGAGTCCAGCGCCCCATTCAGGTCACCAGCACGCAGGGCACGCATCACTTCAGGATGCAGAGGTGCGAACACACGCACGGCTTCACGGGCCAACTCGGGGTTGTCGTCCACCTGCTCTTGCACGGCCTTGTCGAGGGCTTGCTTGGCGTTGAACCAGTCCATACCCCGGCGTGTTTGCGCCTCGGCAGTGATGAAGAAATACTCCAGCCGCTTGCGCAGTTGGTTCTTCTGAGCGGCGCTCAAGGAGTTGTAGTACGCCTCAGCATACTTGCCCCCGGTGCCAATGAGGAAGTCGTCACTGCCGGTCTTGCCGAACTTGATGGGCGGCATCTCACCCCGCGCCAGCGCGGCGGTGATCTCGTTGAGTTCTTTGGACACGTTCCGTTGTGGGTACGTGGCCATGTAGATGTCGTGTGCCAGCGACTCCAGCGCAAAGTCCTCGTTGGAGGATGCCAGCCCTTCGTATGCACCGAGGTCACCTTTGGCGGCAGGTTGGGTTTTGGTCTCCGCCTTGGCTTCGGTCTTCGGCCCCTCTTTCAGTGCACCCGACTCCACGCTTGTTCGTGTTCCAGCGTCACCAGCAGGTTTCCCACGATCTCCCAGTCCAGCGGACTTAGGTGCTTCAGTTCGCTTGGTATCAGCAGCGGCTCCAGTGCGCTTGTCCTTTCGACCGCTCTCTTTGCGATCTTCAGCGCGAGTTCCAGTTCCCCCACCGACATCTCCTGCGTCTTTATCACGTCCTCGTGTTCCGTCACTTGGCTTCTCCTTCGTGGGCTTCTTGGCGGATGTTCCCGAAGTTTGTTTCGGGAACAATTCCTTTTGCTTGGCCAGACCGCCGAACGCCTGCATCGCCATGCGCTCGATGGCATCCTTCGTGCCTTGCGACACGCTGGAGTTGGTGCGCACCTTGGCAAAGATGTTGGCCACCACCGGCTGCTGCGCCGGATCGGCCATATCCATGTCGATCAGTTGCTTGTAGAACCCGGACTGCTTGGGCAGGCCCGTCTGTGCCAGCACGTCAGCCGACAACTTGGTGGGGAACGGGGTCTTGGATGCGTACGACCGTGAAGGCTCATCGGAGCGGCCAGTAAACGGCTTCTCCTCTTGCTGGGCCATCTCGGCCTCAGAGAACGCTTCGGGCGCTTTGCCCTTGGGCTTGCCCATGCCGGGGAAACTCATCTGCGCAGGCTCCCGTGTGGGTGCCTTCTTCTCGGGAATCAACGACTCCAGCGAGCGCAGTTCTTTCTTGGCACCCTTGGCTTCAGGCACCGCTTCGACTTCTTCCTCGACCGCACCCTCGGGTTCTTCCAACAGGCGAATGTCATACGCCTTGTTGATGAGGTTCTTCTCCCGCTCAGTCAACGACAAGTCAGTAAAGCCTTCGGCCTTGAGTGCGCGGACGAACTCCTTGGGGATGTTGCCTTGCTTGGGGCTTTCGATGATGGGCAGCAACAACTCAAGACGGTTGTCCTGAGAGGTCTTGGTCTGCTTGGCTTCCAGCCGCCCAGTCAATTCGGCGAGGTCGGACTCAAACTTCAGGCGCTCCTGCTCGGCCTTGGATGCAACGTCGGCTGCTTCCATCTCGCCAATCTGTGCGGTCTCCAACTCATCGACGAGATCACGGGTTTGCGTGTCACGCTCTGACTTCATATCAGGCGCTTTCACACCCACGTCCGCAAGTAGTTGGCGTACCGCATCGAAGTCCTGCGACTCAACGCGCAGATCGCCCGTAACCGGGTCGAGTGTGGTGGCGAAGTTCTCTTGAATCAGCCCACGGACTGCATCCTGTTCAGCGTCAGGAACACCGCGCAACGACACCGACTTGGTATCTGCGGGTTTACCCTCGGGTGCTGGGGGGCCAGCCACGTCGCTGGGAAACAACTCACCTTGCGGTGCTCCAGACGTGGGCCCTGTTACGCCGCTTGGCGGCAGTCCGGTAGGGGCACCCTCAGTAGGGGTACCCTTGGGTTCGGAGGTGGGTGCAGCACCACGACGACGGCCCGGGATAGCCATGTCCAGAATCAGGCTGGCCAGAACACCGACACCGGCACCCGTGGCTCCTGACTCACCAGCACCCTCGATCAGTTCTTGGCCGGGCTTGTACAGCCCCTTGGCGATGGCGTTCTGGGCGACTTCCTGCGCCGCTTCCGTGGCACCCTCGACACCGCCCGAGATCAGGGCACGCTTGACGAACCCGATGGCTTTGCCTGCACCGCCCGGGAAGGCTGCGAGGGCCATGTCGATTGCCGTGTCAAACGCACCGGGGATGGTGCCCAGTGCCGTGGCTGTGCTGCGCTGTTCACCTGTGGCTCCGCCACGTTCAGCACGCTCTCGTGCTTCACCTGCGCCAGCGGCCAGACCGACACCCACACCAGCGGCAACGCCCGGGGCCCCGAGCAGGGCCAGCGGAGCGACCGGCAGGAACGAGCCGATGCCTTCACCGAGGCGGCGACCGACGGAGCCTTCGTACCCACGCTCGGCCTCAAACGGCTTCTTGGCGATACCGGCGATCTCTTTGATCTTCTCGCGTGCAGACTTCTCAGTGTCCTCGGGCAGCAGGGCGCTGATACCAGTTCCTGCGGTTTCGGCCAGACCAATCGCACCGGGCACCACGCCTTTGAAGAATTCCTTGACGTTGCCGCCAACCGTGGTTTCAGGTTCGACAGCGGGGCGTTGGCGTGCTTCGGCCAGACGACGTTGGACTTCGGCACTGCGCTGTTCGCGCTCGTACCGTTTGGCAGCGAGGATCAGGCTCTGTTGAGAAGCACCTTCTGGCCCCTCAATCTCGTAAGTCGAGCCATCCGGTGCGGTGATCTCATACAGCGGCATGGCTGATCCTTATCGTGTGGGTTCTTTCTTGCGTACGGTGTATCCGCCAGTACCTGCGCCAGACTTACCGTAAAGACGAGACTCTACCAGTGCTTTGGCCTCATCGAAGTCCTTTGTCACGGAATCGACTGCGGCATCAACCTGAAGCATGATGTTGTCACGCTGCTCCAACAGTTTCTTGTCCGTCGGCGAGGCTTGCAGTTGCATCTCGATCATGCTCAGTTGTGGGCCGAAGCGTTTCTGCACGGCTTCCACGGCACGGGCACGGTTGGTCACGATGGTGTTCAAGTGACCCTGCATGCGGGAGAAGTCCAGCGACTCGCGCTGCACGGCGTTCGCGGCGTTTTGCGCAGCGACTTTGGCCATCTCCACCTGACGCTGAAGTTCAGCGGTGCGTGCCTGTGAATCGGTGCCGTAGATGTTGGTGCCGCTGGCTTGACCTTGGCGGCGCTGTGCACTGGCTTGCTCCAGACCCTTGAGGCCACCTTCGATGGCTTTGGGGATACCTTCGCGCTCCAGACCGACCAGCCCCTCACGGGACTTCTGCATCGCCTCAAAGTCTTTGATGCGCTGGGCACGCTGGCCTTCATCGTAAGCAATACCCGATGCAGCACCACCACCGAACTCACCGAAGCGACGACCACCTGCACCGATCAGGAACTGCTTGAGACCTTCCCGACGCTGCCGCTCAGGATCGTAGGTCTCGTCAAACATCTTTTGGCGCTGGGCGATACCTTGGGTATATACCGCACGCTGTTCAGGAGACAGTTCATACATCTTGCGGATGCGGTCTTCCTGAGCACGCTGCGCGGCTTCGGGGTCACGGGCCACGTCGGTTTCAATCGACTCTTTCAGGCCCGGGATCATCGGCACAGGGGGAGTGCCCGGTGCAGGCGGACGAGCCGCAGCAGGAGCGGCAGGGCCAGCGGGGGCAGCGCCAGACGGAGCGGCAGCAGGAGCCAGCGCAGCGGGTGCAGCAGGACGTGCAGGTGCAGCGGCAGGCAACGAGGCCAGACCAGCGGCAGTGCCACGCTTGGATTCATCCGGGTAGGTGTCAGCCACAGCAGGAGCGGCAGGGCCAGCGGGGCCAGCGGGGGTAGGCAGTGGGGCGCGGTCAAAAAGACGGCTGGGAGGAATTGCTGCACCACCGCGTTCGCTCAGACGACGCTGACGCTCTGCTTCGCGTGCATCGTTTTCGGCGTCCTTTGTTTCTTGACGTAGTTGCAAATCCAATTGCAGCATGCGGCGGTTGTAGTCCGGCAGGCTTTCCCCTTCGCGGCGCTTACGGCGAGGGTCTTCGACTGGATCACCAGTAGCAAACGCAACGATGCCACCTTCGGCCATCATCTTGGGCTGTGCAGCGGCCTGAGCGCCGGGTGCCCGGGCGATACCACTCATCAACCTTTGCATGTTGGCTTGTTGCTGCTCGGTCTGCTGCTGTGCAGTGTCACCGCGCTGCTGGGCCAACTCGTTCTTGGTCATGTCCATGACTTCCTTCTCGCGCTGTTGCGCGACGGTCATGGCACCTTCACCCTGCTGGGCTTGCTGCTGGGCCATCTGCATCTGCATCTGACGTGCAGCGGCATCCTTCTCCGACTTGATCTTCTGAAGCGCCAACAGGTCGAGTAGGTCTTGCGACATCTGATACCGCTGCTGGAGCGGTGCAGGGTTGCCACGGTATGCGGCAACGCGATCTTCGACAGAGCCGAGGTTTGCCATCGGGCTGGCCTTCATGGGCGAAGGCATCGGTTGTTGTGGTGCACGGCCCTGAGACATGAGCCCTGCGAGTCCTTGTGCGTTGGGTGCCTGCATCTCTTAACCCCCGGTCGTGGTAGTAGAAGAACTCGTACCCGACGCAGTGGTGCCTCCCGCAGTGCTGGTGGGCGTTGCGGCCTTGGTGCCAAAAATGCGGTCGTACAAGTCCATGATCCCGCCTGACTGGCTGAGGATGTTGGACAGTGCACTTGGTTGCGAGTATGAGTATGTCTGAGCGGCCAGAGGTAAGCCTTGCAAAAGCGACTGCATGTACTGCGTTTGCTTGTACGGATAGTCCCGTTCCTCTTTGAACTGCGCGATGTCAGCCTCAATGCCCTGCTGCTCAATAGCACGTTGCTGGGCACCGAAATCGGCTTGGCGCTGAAGCGCGGCCAGACCGAAGTCCTGCGCACTCTTGGTAGATGTCAGGCCAAGTTCCTGCTCACGGTTGAACTGGCCGAGCGCCTGATCGTAGGCGGTCTTGTACCCCTGCCCCGTGATATTGGCCAGATTGGTTGCCAGATTGCGCTGGCCTTCCGACTCCATCAGGGCTCCGCGACCACCACCGAATGCACCTGCGCGAGTCAATGCCGTGCGGTTGCCGAGATTGGTGATCTGCGCTTGGCGACGGGCCTCCTCGATCTGCGGGTTGAGCGCAGCCTCAAGGTAGGGGTTCATCAGTCGGCTGGCGTCTTCCGCAGTGAATTGTTGTGGCGTGAACGCCTTCATCTGCTCAGTTGGAATGGTCAGTCCTGCGATGCCCTGAAACGCAGTTTCCTGTACGGGAGATGCACCGGCAGTCAGGGGGCCTTGGTAGGCTTGGTAGTCTTGCCCGGCGAGTGCTTGGCCACGGCCCAGCATCTCGGTGACATACGGGCCCGCCCAGTTGGAGAGCGAGGATTCGGTGCCAGTCTGTTGGCCGACGCCGGTAGCAGCCGTTGCCGCCGAGGAAGTTGATGTGGGTGCGGTTACCATGCGTTACCTCATACGGGCATAAATTTGTCGGGATTGACTTGCTTACCTTGCTTGGTCGTGCCGGTGCGTGCCTTGCGAAGCCTGTCCATCATGGAATACAGACGCTCTGCCCCGGCCTCGGAATTTCCGTTACCAAGGTGACTTACAACGTCAGCAGGGATCACAAATTCGCCGTGGCTCAACCGGGCCTCCTGTTTTCCATCAATTCGTGCTGGAATTTTATCAGCCATGCCATCTGTTGCGCCACCTAAATATCGTCCTTTGGCCAGTGCAGTGATGCCTCCGGTTGCATATTGGGGTACGGGTTTGTCCTGAATGACCTCCGATGCTGGGCGACCTTCCCGCACGTTGGCCGACTGTTCGCCTTTGGCGGCAGCGTCGGTTGTCGGGTTGCGGCGTTGCTGGGCAGGGTTGGCACGGTTGAGGGCTTCCAGACCTGCGGCCTCCTCACGGGCAGCAGTGCGTGCGGTCTCAGCGGCTTCGCCCGGGGCGGCGTACTTCATCTGGGAGAAGTAGCGCTGGCCACCACTGCCGGGGCGGCGATCAGGGTCAAACGTGCCGGGGGTGGCTTCACGCACCGCCTCGTATTTGGGGATACCGCCTTGGTAGCCAGTCTTGGGTTGAGACTGGTTGGATTGGTAGAGGCCATACAAGCCCCCGGCTGCTGCCGCTACGCTCCGCCAATCGGTGCTACCGTTGGGGTTGGTGAAACTCTTAACGAGTTGGTTTGCGGCAGTCTGCCCGAGTTTACGGAGCATGCCACCTATATCCAGTTGCTCGTTGGGTGTGAGGTATGCCATGTCATACGTCTCACCGGAAGGGTCAGTCCACTTCCCGTTACCATAACTCCATCCCTCCATGGAGTCGGTGCCAGACGTATTGTCCAGTTCTCCATACCCATAGGAGTCATCACCTGTGTCGATGTACTCCCCTGTGATCTCGTCGTAGTATCCCGGCATATTAACCCCTCAAAAATTTGAGCAATTCATCGTTCACTTCATCCAATTCGCCACGAACTGCACCACCCTGTGCGTAGGGGGTAACAAACATCTGTTGTTGCGAAGGATTGGCAAAAATGCTGCTCCAGTCATAAATGTACCCAATCTTGGCTGGATCGGCTGCTTTTACAGTAACTTGTTGTCCTCCGACATCCCCGGACTGACCCAGCATCTGCATCATGGTGTTCAGGTTGCCCAGACGTTGAGTCTTGAGCGCCGCCTGTTCCTGTGCCTGACGGGTGCGTTCGGCTTCTTCGATTGTCCGGCGCTCAAGGTTGCCGATCTCACCAAAGACGCCCGTGGGTGCCCACTTGGTGCCAGCCGCAGGATCGAACCGGAACGGCTGATTTGGGTCAGGCTTGTAGTCAGGCTGCTGCGAACGCAGCACGGTCTCGATGGCAGTCTTATCCTTCTGGTCGATTACCCGGTCACCGTTGTAATCCAGATTCGGGTCGTACGCGCCTTGCGTTTGCAGCAGATTGATGATCGCATCGAGGTCTTGCTGGGTGGCAGGAGTTGCCTTCTGGCCAACGGTCGTTTGCAAGTCGCCAATCTGGGTGCCGAGGCGCTGCTCGGTTTCGCCAATCTTGGTCGTCAGTGCGGCCTCGGTCTGGCCGATCTTGGTCAGGATGTCTTCGCGGGTGGTGCCCAGTTGCGTGGCCACGTCGTCCACGGCACGGCCAAGGGCCTCATCCCGGGAGATGCCAGCCTTCTCGTACTGAGCCATCCGGTCGAGGATGTTGGTCTCGACATCACCAATCTTGGTGGTCAGGTCTCCCTTGACACCCTCGATTTCCTCAGACAGCCCAGTCTTGGTCAGCCCCAGTTCTTTGAGGATGGCCTCCTGCGACTCAGTGATCTTGGTGCCGAGGCTGGTCTCAACGCCGCTGACTTGCTCCTTCAATGCAGTCTCGGTGGTGCCGATCTGCTTGAGCAGGTCTTCGCGGGTGGTGCCCAGATTCTTAGCCACATCATCAATGGCTTTGGACAGCGCCTCATCCCGAGCGATACCCGACTTCTCGTAGTCGGCCATCTTGGTCAGGATGTTGGTCTCAACCTCTCCAACTCTGGTACTCAACGCACCGACATCTTTGGACAAGGTGTCAATCGTCTTGGTCAGGTTGGTCTCGGTAGTGTTCAGTCGGGTGAGGATGTCCTCCTTGGTGGTGCCCAACTCTGCTGCAACGTCGGCGACTGCCTTCTGCGTGGCTTCATCCCGCGACAACCCAGCCTTCTCGTTGGCAGCGATCTTTTCGAGGATGTTCTTCTCGGTCGTGGTGATGGCATCGGTCAGGGTGCCGGTCTGCTCGTCCAGTTTGAACCCAAGGTCTTTGACCTGATTGGAGAAGTCCTGCTTCACCACGCTGATGGCGTCCAGCACTTCCTTACTTGCACCGATGGACAGACTATCCAGTTGCTCCAGCACTGAGTTGTATCGGGCGGTCGGGAGATAGGCTTCGGCCTTACCCGCCAGATCAGTTTCGGCGTACTGCCCCATCAATTTCTTGAGGTCGTCGCCGGTAGGCTTCTTCAGCCCCAGTGCCTCATATGCAGCCTTGACCTCACCCTCATCGACCATACGAGGATCGACATACTCGCCGATCTTGGTAGCCTGCTCGGCCTCGTTGACCTGCCCGACGAATCGCTTGATTTCGGCATCAGTCGGCTTGTAGCCCAGATCAGTGAGGTACTTGCGAGCCTCGTCGGTCGTGACCTGCCGGGGGTTCACGTAGTCGGCAACGGCTTTGGTCTGGTCGGCTTCGGCTTTGCTGGTGACGAACTGACGAATCTCATCCGCCGAGGGGGTATACCCACGGTCAGTGAAGAATGTCTTGGCTTCGTCGTATGTGGTGGCCAGCGGGTCAAACTGCGCCCGTGCGGCAGCAACCCCAGCGGCTTCGTCTTTCTGCCCGACCAACTTGGCGGCTTCAGCGTCACTGATGGTGTAGCCCTCAGCGCGTGCTGCTGCTTTGACTTCTTCGATGTCCAGCACCCGGGGGTCGATGTACTTCTCGACCTCGCCTGCGAGGTTCAGGTTGGACGTTGCACCTGTCAGTGCTTTCACGTCCGCATCGGAGTATGTGAAGTCGGTGCGTTTGCCCAGTGCGGCCTCGGCCTCGGCGCTGCTGGTGTACGCGGAGTCGTACTTGGTGTTCAGCAGGTTGGCCTGAGTCACGCTGTCGGCCACGCCCAGTTTGCTCAACTCAGCCGCAGCCGCCGCAGCGTTCGGCGCGGTGTTGATCGTGTTGGCTACCGTGGGGTTGGCCAGCAAGGCGTTGGAGATCACGTCGCCAGTGCGGGAAGCGGCGTATGCACCGCCAGCAATCGGGCCACCTGCAATCGTGCCAAAGGCAGCGGCGGCGGTGATGTTCCCGGCCACATCGCGGCTTGGGTCGAGTTTGTAGAGTTGGCCTTCGAGGAACGCCTGAATCACGGCTTCTTCGCCACCTTCGGTCACGCCCTCTTTGATGGCAATCTTGGAGCCAGTTTTGGCAAAGTCGCCCAGTGCTTGGAACGCATCGCCCAGCCCGGTGCCGGTCTTGTTGAGGATCGCCTTCTCCAGCGCCGCGCCGCCAATACCCATGGACACAGCCGTGGTGGCGGCAGCAACCAGCGCACTGCGCTGTGCGATGTCAAGGGCGATCTTGTCAGCATCGACGGCAGACTTCCCGGCTTTGATAGCCGAGCGGTAGGCTTCGTCGTACGCGCTCTTGGCAGAGCCACCAGCAGACTCCACGATGTCTGTGGCAATCGCAGCGGTCATACCGGCAGCAGTGCTCATCTTGGCAGCAACAGCCTCACCGTACTTGAGCGCCAGCGTGGCACCCTTGGCTCCGGTCGCGGCAACACCGCCGATCAGCAGCGGGGCAACCTCTTGGATACCCTCGACACCGACGTACTCGGCCAGAAACTCCAGCGGCGCAGACTTGAATGCGCCGTAGATGGCCTTGAGCGTACCGCCCACGCCCTTGGCGTCACCGATCATCGACTGCATGTTCTTGATTGCGGCTTGGTACTCGGCGGTGTTTCCGGCCTTACCGATGCCTTGCAGCGCATCAGCAAACTTACCCAGTGCAGTGTTCTTCGGGGCGTACCCTGCCAGCGTGGAGATGCCGTTGATGGATTCAAGGAATCCGCCACCAGCCTTGATCACGTTGGCCGCAGTGTTGATGATGGTCGAGTTGCCAGTGCTCTTGGCCCACTCCACCGTCGCCTTGGCGGCGTTGATGATGGACGAGCCGAACGTGGTGTCGGTCTCGGGGTCTTGTTCCGCAGCAACCAGCAACTTCTCAGCGTCCGTCAGCGTACGTGCCCGCACAATCGTCGGGGGTAGCGACGACACCAATTGCCCACTGACCGGATCGAACCGGGTGGTGCCTTGGCCAACGTCCTTGTAGACCCAGACCTGTTGCCCGTCGCGGGTAGTATCCGACGACGCAAGGCCGCGATTGACTTCATCGGTCGTGGCAAAACGGAACCCGTCGAGCATCTTGTACGCACTGCTGGGTGGCTCTCGCCATGCGCCATACACCGTGTCGGTGTTGAGTTGGTACCCGTTACGTGCGGAGACCGGCATCAGCCTGTCGGCACCGCCAGCATCTTGGACGAGTTTGGCTCCCGTCACGCCGTTCAATGCACCGACGTTCTTGCCGTAGGTGTCATCGAGTTTTTTCGTGATGAGCGCAACGTCCGCCGATGCGAGTTGATTGACCGACACGCCTTTGGCCGTAGCAACCTCTTGGAGGATACGGTTCTTCTCGGCGGCGACGTATGGCTCCACTGCCTTGTTGTTGGTCGCCAAGCCTGCGTTCATGCCGGTGGACAGGTAGTGCTCATACACATCTGCATCGGCAGCGAGGTTGTTGATCGAACGGTATTCAGCAGCGTTGAAGTTAGGGTCAAGCGCTGTGACGAACGACTTGTTGGAGTTGTCCGTGAACGTGCCTACGTTCTTGCCGAGCGCAGACGATGCGGTCTCCAACGCCTTGGATGCGTCGTTGTACTTTGTCTCCAGATCAGGGAACACTTTCTTGAGTTCGTCGATCTTGGCTTTGTAGGTGTCGAGGTTGCCTTTGTTGTCTTCCCAGTACTTGTTGTACTTGGTGACGTAATCATCCGCAGCCTTGGCAGCGGCATTGACATTCTCGACGTAGGCATTCGCACCTTCGATGTCGCCGGAATCGGCCTTGGCCTGCCAGATAGCCTTCTTGTCGTTGTAGTCCTTGACCAACTTCTCGTGCTCAGACCCCATGGCCTTCACGTTGTTGGCCACCTCGTTGTACTTCTCGACGTAGTAGTTCTGCGAGTCATAGTTGGCTTTGAGGTTGGCCTGCGCGTCTTTGGCAACGGTGTACTTGCCTTGCGCGGCGGCAAGGTCTTTGTTCAACTGCTCTCGGGCGATGCCGTCAAACAGATTCTTGGCAAGGATGTCCGCAGACGTGTTGATCAGCGCACGCTGGGCCGCATCCCCGACGTTCTTACCCTGCAAGGCAGCAGTAAGCGCCCCGGACAAAGTGCCCGTTACGAGTTGAACTGCGTCTTTGTTCTTGGCGTCTGCAATCACCGTGGATGACCCCGGGATCGAACCGATGGCCTTGTCAAGAATGCCGGTAGATGTAATGAGTGACTGCGCAATTGCAGCAGGAATATCCCCGCCCGTCACTGCGGTGCGAGCAGTAGCCGTCACCGCTGCCTGTACAGGTTTTGGTAGGCCACTGAACCCCGGGATGTTTCCGAGCACTGCACCTGCGGATGCGCTGAGGCCAGCAAGGGCCCCCTTCTCAATGTCCTCTCCGCGAACGACGGATTGGGCAATACCTGAGGCGACGTTACCTGCAATCGTACCGGCCAATGCGCTACCCGTAGCGGAGGCGACGGACGAACCTACAAGGTCACCCGCATAGCCCCCCACATAAGTGGCAACTCCACCTATGACCGCCGACTTTAGAACATCTGAGACGCTACCCCCCTGCGCCGCAGTGAGTGTGCCTGCGATGACCCCGGTACCGATGGCGGTGGCGGCAATGCCTGAAACGGTTGCGCCTACCAGTGTGGCAGCAACTGCCGTACCGATTGTGGCAGCAACCCCAGTCGCCGCAGCGCCGACAAGAATGATTGGTACTGCGGGCATCTCACAACTCCAAGTAGTATGCGGTGTAAGTTTTGCCGTCTTCGGGCAACACCACCTGTCGTTTCTGGAACGGGAGACGCGAGCGTTTGGCCACCATCTCGTAGCGGTCGTCGTCGGCGTAGGTGTACGCCACTCGGACACCAATGCCCTTGAGGTAGTTGGCCAGCATCACGAAGTTCTTGGCCAGCGAAGAAACGGTCTCATCGACCGCCATCGTGTGCACCTCGACCATCCGCTTGCCTTTGACCAACACAAGGAACAGGGTATTCCCTAAGTGCACCATGCGAATGCCATCTTGCTTCACAAGATTGGCCAAGCCGTTGAGCATTCGGTTGGTTTGCTCCTCATCGCCGCCCGTCTGTTGACGAAAGTACTCCGTGGCGATGCGCATGATCTCCTTGCCTTCGTCCTCTGACACTGCGTACTTATCTTTATCAGCCATTGTGTTCTCCTTACACCGCACTCACAAACGTAAGTGTAGCGACAAGCCTCAGTTGCGTACAGGATGACATCATGGCAGGCGCGAGATAAATGTGGCCGTCAGGATGACTGCCGGGATGGCGGGGCGCGTAGGGCTTGTACCTGCGGCGTAATGCTCAAGAAACACATCCGCCCCGCTCGACCACCATGCGATTGCCAAGTATTTCGTGTCTGGGTCAGTCACAGTGAAGATGCCCGATACCGCAGCAACCACGTGTGACCAATCCGAAAGACTCTTGCGTGCTGGGATGTCATACCGAGTGTTGCTCAACGGGTAGTTGTCCCCGCTGTCTTTGGCCCACACCTCAATGGTCTGCGCCGCGTTACCCCGGTTGGTGAACTGGAGGCTGAACGCTACAAAATACTGCCCGGGTTCTTCAAACCAGATTTCATGGTTGTTTCGCACCTCGATACCTTGCGTGATGACCGTGGTGTCGTAGGTGACCAAGTTCTCTGACGTGATGCCCGCACTGGCCTGATCTGCATCGCTCATGAACATGGCATGCGGAGTCTGCAAATTGGCCGCACCGTTGACCCCAATCAGGGTGTTGTGCGACTCAGTGAAGCGGTTGTAGAACAGCCGCTGGACGTTGTTGAGTTGGTCTTGGTACGGGCGGTCGTAGACTTCCCGCGCCTGCGGGAGGGCAGGAGGTGCAATCTTTTGGATCAGTGGTGCACTCATCGACGACCATCCGCACGCATGTCAATTCGGGGCGAACCCAACTGCCACGTCACACCCAAATCGACGGACTCGACTTTCATGGCCATCTGACGCCCACGGATGCGGGTGAAAATCTGGCCAGTGAATTGCTCGACCGGCAGCACGGCAGTGCGCGTGACGTTGGCAAAACTCTGATTGGCCACCGAGTGGTTGGCGTTCGTCGCGGTGTTCACCGAGTACCCGGAGCCCGAGTTCTTCAAGGGCAGCAGGTACATCGTCGCCGTCGGGGCGGCATTCGTGGAGTTGGCGAACGTGATGTCAGGCAGCACGCGCCAGACGAACATGAAGTTGTGGCCGTCGTCGAGGTCGAATTCCGAAGACGTGATGGACGCAGCAATCGGCGCAGGAGTGCCGTTCATGTTGTCGTCCAGACCTTCCTCGTGGTTCACGAGGTTGTTCACGTACGTCGCAGCCAGCGGATAGTTGCGCAGGCCCGAGTCCAGCCATGCGGTACGGGCCATGGTGCCGTAGTACCAGATGTCTTCCAAGTAGTTGTAGACCACGTACTTGTCCACCGTGGTGGAGTTGGCCGAGCAGTAGAACCACCAGATTTCGTGGAAGCCCTCGTTCGTGCCAGCGAACACTTGCTCGTACTGCGCAGTGTTCAAGTCCTCAAAGATGTAACGGCGCAGATCGCAACGCAGCGCCTGTGTGCGGCCATCGTACTTGTAGAACTTGTCCTTGCCCATCCAATACGACACACCGTTGGCATACGCCACGGCGTTCTGACCCACGAGTGAGATGTTGTCGCCCACCAACTGCGCACCCCACACAATCGGTGCACCCACGTACTGAAGCGAGTACAGGGCCGCATCAGACCACACCAGAATTTCCTGACGGGACTGCACAGCAGTGATGATCTCAGAGCCCCGCGATAGGCGCAAGAAGCCCGCTTGGTTGGTCGAGGCAGGTGTCCAGTTGTATGGGTCTTCCTGATCGCACCAGCGGATCAGCATGGGGTCGAACGTGGCCGAGCCGTAGTCGTTGCAGCCGAAGGCAAACACAAAGCGGTTGATGTCCGAGATCAGCAGGTAGTTCTGCTGTGTCGGCACGTCCGTGGCCCCACCGAAATCGCTCAGAAGGTACGCGTTGGACGAGATGCGGCAAGTGCCGGTGGCAGCGACCGTGACCTCAATCAGCGCCCCGCCCGGCGTAGCCGAGATGTTGAACGATGTACCCAAGGGGTTGCGCACGTAGTAAATCTGCCCGGCAGTGATACCGGCAGGCATCGTGGCCCCAGACTCAGGGAAGAACCGCAGGGGCGTGCCTTCAGCGTATTCGGCGGCGGTCGTGATGACGGTGGGGTTGGCCACCGTGGCAGAGAACGTGTTGGGACTGAATCCCGAGGACGCATCCCAGTAGTAGATGCCGCCACCGCGAGGGCCGAAGATCAGGTCTTCGCCAAAGTTGCCTTGGCTCCACAGACGGATCGCGTCGGTGGACGGCTGACCGATACCCCACGTGCCAGAACCCCAAGGGCCTGCACCCCACCCGACCAGCGGCACGACGAACGCCGGGCCCACGTTGATCTGGTAGACAGCCTGTACGGTACCCCCGAGGCCAGACCCGCTGGCGTTGGCGTTGGAGCCCACGTCGATGGTGTACTTGTTGGTGTCGGAGATCGTGATCTGGTACTGGCCGTAGATCGTCACCCCGTTGATGGTCACCGCAGGGTAGAACGTCACGAAGTCGCCGTCGATGTAGCCACCGTTGGCGTCGGTCACCTCAACAGTCGGAGAGCCGTTGAATGTCTCGAACGGATTGGTCAGCGTGACGTGATCGCGGTAAGGCGTGATGTCGTTGTACGCACCGCCCGACTCAAGGTAGAACTTGAGGTTGGTGCCCACGCCGATGAGGTTGATGGAGCCCAGCGTGACCCAGTTCCACAACGACCGGCAGACACCCAGAAACGTGGTGCCCGAGATGCGCTGCCAACCGCCGATCTTCTCAGGCGTGCCTTGACGAAAGCGAATCTTGTCGCAGTCAAACCAGCCTCCCTCATTGGTATATCGGGTGTTCTCGCGGTTGACCCCGGGCTTGAGGGCTATCTTTTTCAGTGGCATCTCAGGTCACCCTTACCCATTCAGGTTTGCCGATGCCTCGGCTGAAGTGCGGCGTGTCCACCAACTTCCTACCGTTGCCACCCCACGAATTCAGGGGGTGCAGCGACTCCCAGTACGCGCCCAACGGTGCCAGCACCGCCTTGTCGTAGACCAACTTACCCTCTTTGAAGAAGTTGAAGTCCACGGCCATGCGCTTGAGGTGCAGTGAGTTCATGGTCTGGCTGCGGCCAGTCTTGACGTACAACTCCTGCTGCTCGGGTGTGCGATACAACTCGCCTGCGGTCAAGGTAAACCCAAGACTTGTGGCGTGCTGCACCAACTTGCACATGTCCAACAGAAACGCGGCTTGTTCGGTGACCATGCTCATTTGCTACCCCCCTTGCGCATTTCCATGACCTTCTCGACCGTGCGACCACCGAAGTAGGCCGTCATCACGAGCATGCCCCACTGGCCCAGCAGGGAGACGTACGCTTCCTGCACCTGAATGCCTGCGGCGCTCAGGCCAGCAAAGACCAGATAGGCGGTCAGGATGTAGATGAGCGTCATCGGGCGAATGTTCTTGGAGAGCGTCGAGTCCGATGACATGTCGGCCTTCCAGCGGTCGGAGACATTGTTGTCTTCGTTCGCGGCGGCTTGTAGCATCATGTTCAACTCGTCGATGCCGAGTTTCTTCTCCTCGATGCGCAGTCGCAGGAGTTCTTCCTCGTGATCCATCTCGTACTGGCGCAGGCGCACAGTGTCTTCGGCAGACAGCGGTTGGTCGAGTTTGACGCCGGTCTTTTCCTCAACCCAATCCTTGCCCTTGGCGAGAACGGCGTTGCCGATGAGGGAGAGCCCTTGACTGAGCAGGGGTGCGAGTAACGCAGGAATCGGCATGGTCACTCCTTGGAAGTTGTTACGATGTCTTCACCCTTGGACACGGTGACGCGACCATCGGTCACATCCACACGCATGGGCGGCTCTTTGCGGTCGAGTTTGTCGAGGCGTTCGATCAGCCCCTTGATGACTTCAAACTCAGGTTTTTCTTGCTTGGGCGTCGCTCCCGCGATCCCGTTGAGCATGCTGATGAGGGCGGTGAGTGCTGCACCCAGTAGCCCCATCACGGCGGCAATTTTCTCGTTCTCCAGAACGACGGAGGCCGTCACTCCAATCACCACGATGAGCGTGATGTAGAACAGGCCGTGCTTCCCGATTGCCTTACCTGCCACCTCCTTAGCGGGGGCGTTGGCTTCAAGCCGTTGAATTTCAGTCTTGGCTTGAAGTTTGAGTAGTTCAATTTCGGTCGGCTCGGCCATGCTCATCTCCTATGCAACGCCCCCAAACAGTGGAGGCAACGTCGTGACTTGGATCGCCACGCTCTGCTTGAGATTCAATGGCTTCCCGCAGTCAGCGCATGTGTCAGCCTCAAGTTCAGCAGCGTCCAAGTCATACCCACAATGGGCGCAAACGGCTTCAACTTCGTGAGCCGGTTCAATCGTGCCATCAGGCAGCGTCTTGGGCGGGTGCGTCAGTTTCATTCTTCATGTCCGGTACGGGCAGTTGCGGAATGGCTTGCTCGCGGATCGCCTGCACAAGGTCGGCTACCTGCTCAAACGGCATCTTGCCCAATGCACCGATGATGAAATTCACGGCGTTCAAGGGCAGTTTCAGTTCAATGGTCACGTTCTGATCGTTCATGGATTACTCCAAAAATGCAGCCGCTGAAATCGGGCAGCGGCGAAACCCGTCAAACATTATGCAGCAGCCGCACGCAGTGGGGCAAGGTCTTCCGTTGTCCAGAAGTCCTTGGCAAGCATGATCTTCAGGTGTTCCTTGTTGCGGGACACACAGTCAGCCCAGTCAGCATCTTCCATGCCTTCGGGCTTGCCAGCGTTAATCAGGTTCACCGAGTCCATTGCGGCGCTGTAGTGGCGTGCGATTTCTTCGGCGGTGGGTTGTTCCACAGGGGTTGCGATTTCAGTCATTTTTAGGCTCCTTGAGTTTGTGCCCACGGCAGGGGCGGGGTTACCACGGGCGGGTTCTTTTGCGCATCAATCAGGGCCTGAAGGTTGGCCTCGATCTCGGGGCGGTCGATGCTTGGGTTAATCCAGCCCCAGACCTGATCTTGAGTGAGTTGGTCGTAGGGCGTGAACGGGGTGCCTGCGGTGTAAGCGACGGGCACGGTGCCAGAACTAACTGACCCAAAAAAGCCGTCGGCTGCATTGCATTGCCAATTTACCTCAAACACTACATCAGACTCCCCGTCAATCTGAGAGTAGGAAGGCATCGAGACGATTTGCCAGTTATAGGTAGTCATGGTCAGGCTCCTTTACCTTCAAGTTGTGACAAACGGACGCGAAGAGACTTTACCTCTGCGACCAACATTGCAATCACTTCAGCAGAACCATACTCGACTCCCTGATACTCCGGCTTCCCGCCAGCATCAACGGCGTCTTTCTCGCCGGTAACCGAAGATGGCGACACGACCTGCAATTCGTGGGCAATAAAACCAACGCCGGCAGAACCATCCCGCTTCCAAGTCCAAGTGCGAGGTTGCAGGGCGTCAATAAACGCGCCGGAGCCCACTACATCTTGTACGTTTTCTTTCAGGCGGTAGTCTGAAGACGTGTTGTACGAAGTATTTGTGCCGTTCGTTGCGATTGACCCGACGTTCCCCGTGTTGTAGTAGAAGTTGATAATCCCGCCGGTGCTTGACTCCCGCCCGATATACATGGCGAGGTTGTTATTTTTGGAGAGGAGGATTGACCCATCATTCTCCAATTTGATGCCGGTAGACCCCGAGAGCGCCGGGTTTGACCTATTGGCGTTGGCAGACCAAAAGCTCCCACTTGAATCCATGTTATACCGAGGATTCCCATCCCCATCCGACAGCACGATGTTGTTGCTGGAAGTGCGAATGTCGAGGTTACCTTGGTTGCCGGTGTAGCCGCCGATGATGGTGTTCTTGGAGCCGGTGGTCACCGCGTAACCAGAACCATTGGTCGTGTCGTTGACGCCAATGAAGGTATTGCCAGTGCCGGTCGTCGCCAACCCACCAGAACTTGCCCCGACAAACGTGTTGTTGCCCCCGGTTGTTTTTGACGCCCCGGCACCAGTACCAATAAAGGTCTGACCATTACTTGTGGTTACTCCAAACCCGGCCTGATACCCTAAAAATGTATTGGACGTGCCGGTCGTGTTGGTATACCCAGCCTGAAATCCAATCGCAGTGTTGTTAGACGCTGTAGTGTTATTTGCCAAAGCACCCGCGCCAAACGCAGCGTTGTATGAGCCAGTTGTGTTGAAACGCAGTGCGGCGTACACACCGTATGCAGTGCCAAAGGCGGCGTTCTCTGAGCCGGTAGTGTTCGCATACAGGACGGCGCGACCAAAAGCAGAGTTGCCGTTGCCAGTTGTGTTGCTGTATAGGGAAACACTACCAAAAGCATCAATGAACGATCCAGTGGTTGTGCTCGATGCCGCGCCTTGTCCAACGGCAGTGTTGTTGGATGTGGTGGTTGCGTCGGTCAACGCACCTTGCCCAATCGCAGTGTTATTCTGACCAGTAGTCAACAGGCGTAGGGCTGCGTTACCAACAGCAATGTTGTAACTGCCGCTCGACAAGCGAGACAGTGGGCCTTCGATAACACCGTCATGCCAAGCGCCGACTGCGATGTTGTCAGAGCCGGTGACGTTGTTTGTAGAGCCGCCCATTGCGCTAGAGCCAACTGCGGTGTTGTAACCGCCACTGGTAATGGCATAGCCAGCGTAGTATCCAAGGCCTGTGTTGCGATCTGCCGTTGAGTTGACGAGCGCGTAGTAACCGAGTGCAGCGCTGCTAGTTCCAGTCGTGATGGAGTTGAGCGCAGCATAACCAACCGCTGTGTTGTTGTTAGCGGTCGTGCTGGAGTTGAGCGACGCAAAACCGAAAGCCGTATTGCTGTTCCCGGTGGTGTTGCTTTTTAACGCACCAAAGCCAACGGCGGTGTTGTTGACGCCCGTGGTGTTGTAGTACAGCGGGGGCAAAGTAGACCCATCAAACGTACCAACAGCGACGTTTCCTGCCCCTGTGGTGTTGTTGTTCAGAGCGTTGTCGCCAATTGCCACGTTTACGCCAGTGGTGTTTTGACCAAGCGCCCCAAAGCCCACAGCGACAGAGTAGCTTCCAGTTGTATTTGCGGCCAAAGCATTATGACCAACTGCAACGAGGCGCGTGCCGGTGGTGTTTGCGTAAGCAGCCTGATAACCAACAGCCGTGTTGCTGGAGGCGGTGGTGTTGGAGAACAGCGCATCCCGACCAAACGCAGAGTTGTAATTTCCAGATGTATTGAAGCGTAGAGCGCGGCTACCAAACGCCGAGTTTTCGACGCCGGTGGTGTTGGCCTCCATTGCGCCGTTGGCGACCGCAGTGTTGTTTGACCCTGTGGTATTTGCATTGAGGGCGTAGTACCCGACTCCGACGTTTGTCGCCCCCGTCGTATTAGCCGCCAAAGCACTCGCACCCACCGCAGTGTTGGTGGACACAGCACCTGCGCCACGGCCTACGGTGATGCCGTAGACGGTCAGGTCAGTGCCGCTATACAGCAGGTTTGCGCTGTCGGTCAGGTTGCCGCTCGTAGTCGCATAGGTCACGCGACCAGAGGTCAGGGAGGAATCAGCAAAACCCGCTGCGGTCAACGTCGTACCGTCAAATGTCAGGTTTGCGCTGGTCGTGGCCTGCTTCGATGCGTTGAGGTACACCACCCGATCAGCAGTGCCGCCAGAGAATGTCGCCGTGCCAGAAACCGTGAGTCCGTTGACCGTGAGGGTCGTGCCATCAAAGGTCATGTCAGCGTCGTCGGTGAACTGCCCACCTGTGGTCAGGTAGGGCACGCGCCCAGAAGTGCCGTTACTCCAAACAAGTTTGGGTACGCTCACAGAGCCCGTACCGTTAGGCGACAAAACGATGTTGCCGTTCAAGCCCTGCTGGATTTGGATCGTGCCGCTGTTGGTGCCGCTGTTGGTCGTCAGATTCAAGTTGCCGGTGCCGTTGGTGGTAATGGCCGCATCGGTGTTCAGGTCGCCAACACGCACAACGTCAGTGCTCAGGATCGCAATACCCGAGCCGTTGGGGGCCAACGTGATGTTGCCGTTCGCGCCGTTGGCAATCGTGATCGTGCCCGAGTCCGTACCGCTGTTGGTAGAGAGCACGAGGTTGGCCGCGCCGCCAGTCGTCACAGTCAGCGCACCAGCGCCGTTGGAGGTCAGGGTCACCGCAGCGGCAGAGTCGCCCACACGCACTGTGTCAGCGTCCAGTTGCACATCGCCAGTCCCGTTGGGGGCGATGACGACGTTGCCGTTGGTGTCGGTCGAGGACAGGGTGTTACCGTCGAGCCGCAGGTTGTCCACGTTGATGATGGTGGCCGGGGTCGATGCGCCAATCGACACACCGTCGATGGTGCCCCCGTTGATGTCCACCAAGGCGAGGTACGCGGTACCGTCGATGTAAACATCTTTCCACGAGTTGCCCGACGAACCCAGATCGTAGGTGTTGTCTGCGGAGGGGGTCAGGCCCGAGGCGAACCGCGCCGTGGCGGTGATGGTGTCGCTCGTGGCGTTGCCCAGTGTGGTGTTGCCGTTGATCGTGGCGTTGCCATCCACAGTCAAGTTGCCGGTGACTCGGCCATCAATGATGGTGGTCACGCAAGCGTTGACATTGGTGCCGTCGCAGAACAGGAACGCGGTGTTGCCAGCAGCGACTGCCACGCCTGTACCAGCAGCAGTTTTGAGCGTGATGGCGAACGAGGAATCGTTCTTGAGGACGTAGAGTTTGCTGGATGCTGGGCAGACGATCTCGCCTGCGCCCGTCAATGCAGAACCGCCAGAGCCCGTCTGCGCGACGAGCATGGCGCAGCGCGACTCAGAGGTCGTGCCGTTGGCAACAGTCAGGGTCTTGGAGTTACCCGACCAAGTGCTGATGGTGGCAAGACCCGCGACGGCCTGTTCGACCATCGACGTGATGTTGTCGTTGACGGTATCTCCCCAAGTACCCGACAACTCGCCGGTAACCGGCAGTGCCAGTTTGAGGATTGGAGTGTATTGCGTAGTCATCTACTGTCCTTTCATGTGACAACATCTTGCCAGCCCGCAGTTTGCGTATCACTCACAACAGTCCAGCCGGATGTTTGAGTATCGTTGACATTTTGCCAGTTTGCGTTCTGTCCGTCATCAATCTGACCCCAAACATTTACTTGGCCGATCAAACCAGTGGCTTGTACGCCCGTTGGCAGTGCCGTAGCCCCGCCCGTGGCGACCACATCGCCCAACTGCATGGTGCCTGAGACACCCGTGACAGAGACGACGATAGACAGAGAAAACGAAACTTGACCAATCGCTCCAGTGGCCTCGACCCCGGTGGGGAAGACGTTGGCCGTACCAGAGATTTGGACGGTGCCCACTTCGCCCGTGGCTTGGACTCCGGTGGGGGAGACAACCGCTTCGCCAATGACGACAACGGTGCCCACTGCGCCCGTGGCCGTAAGGCCCGTGACAGGGACGTTGGCCGTGCCAGAGACTTGGACGGTGCCCAGTTGAGTGGTGCCCTCGACGCCCGTGACCTGCACGATGGCATCGGCCTGAACCACGACGGTTCCAACTTGCCCGACGGCTTGGAGTCCTGACGGGTAGACGTTGGCGTCGCCCGTGACCTGTACGGCCCCGATAAAGCCATCTGCCTGTACCCCGGTGGGGAAGACATTGGCCTCGGCAATGACCACGACGGTGCCGATGGCACCCGTGGCTTGGACTCCAATGGGGAAGACGTTGGCATCTGCCTGTACAAGGACAGAGCCAACTTGACCCGTAGCCTCAAGGCCCGATGGGTAGACGTTTGCGTCAGCGGTGACGGCGACGGTTCCGACCGCGCCTGTGCCCGTGACATTTGAATGGCCGACACCCCACCCTTGGTCGCCCCAAGCAACGCCTGAAGCGCCCCAACCTTCAAAGGCTACCTTTGCATCAGCCACCTACTCACCATCAAGCGATGCGCAGGATCGCGTTGGATGCGTCTGCGGCAGGGAATTGGATGGTGAAGTTGCCAGCGGTAGAGGTCTTGTCGCCACCGAAGTCCAGCACAGCAACCGCAGGGTTGGTCGTGCCGTTGGCCAAATAGATCAACGCGCCACGCGCAGTGATCGTGGCGGTGCTCCACGTGACATCAGAGAAGTCGATGAACGCCGTGGTGCCGCTGGAAGTGGGAATCTGACTGATTGTCAGGTTCTGCCCACCTGCGCTGTACCCGGTGCCGGTCACCTCGTTGGAGGTAGTGTAGGCAGTCGTAGCAGCGCCCAGCGTTGCAGCCGAGGTGTACAAAGCGATCTTGAATGTTTGAGAAGTGCCTGTGCCAAAGTCGAATTCCCCGTCGAGGATACCGACCTTGAACGAAGTGCACATTGCTTGCGAAATTGCCATGAGAATTCTCCTTAACTGACAGGGATACGGACTTGCCCAGAGCGATACGCATCCTGCCGCAGTTTGCCGTCGCCCAGATTTTTCAACAGGCCAATGGCCTGCACATACAGCCGCTCGTAGAGGGCCACCATGTCCTGCTCACCCTTCATGAAGCGAATGGCTTCCACCAGTGCGCCATTGAGGAGAGCAGAATCAAATTCATTGCCAAGCCACGTGGTTCCAGCGGTGACGATGGACTCGGGGTAGTAGCCGTAATGCAATTCAGCGCTGTAGGCCAGATCAGGAGTGGGGCCGAGGATGAACGCAGAGTCGTCGAAGTTGGCGTAGTGCTTTGGGCGACCACGAGCCGCCAAGTTGTTCTTCGGGTATGCCTCGCGGATGAAGTTCACGTCCTTGTTCAGGAGGTAGTGATACTCCCCATCGGCGTCGATGACAGCCAGCGAGTAGCAGTACAGGAAGTCCGACGGAATCTGGAGGTACTGATTGCCCGTGGACATCGCGCCAGTCACGTTCTTGCGCAACGCAGGAATCTGCACCGTGTTGTAAATCTTTTGCTCGGCCTGTTGCGTGAACATGGCGAGTTCATCCGCCGAGAACTCGTTCTCGCAGATGGTTTGGATGTTGATGCACAACTCGGTGTAGTTCATGGCTACCTCTTAGGCCATTGGGCCTCGGCTCATCACGCCCTTGGTGGCAGCGCCAGCGCCGCGCATCTTGATGCCGCTGGTCTTGGTCGCGGGATATGGATCAGCCCGCTTGTTACCGGCCACGGTGCGAGTGTTTTTCAGGTCTTCCTTGACCGACTCAACACCTGCTTCGGCCATCTTGAATGGTTTAATTTTTCCAGACATCACTGACTCCTTTACGTTATCACCACGTTCACTATACCAACTTGCCCTTGCGCAACCAAGTTGTTTGGTGTCAAGCCAGCATCATAACTACGTGAACCACCCACGGGGTTCCAACCCCACTGAATGTTTCTACTTCCTTCGCCAATCGAACCATCGGCTAACACGCCCGACTGCACGTACGTGTTGTCAGGGCGGGGGTTGCGCAGGGCCTGCGGATCATCCACAGGGTACATGCCCAACTGCAACTGCGGCTGGTCAGGCTCCCAGCACTCCTTGCACACCAACAAGTTGACCTGCTTGGTCTTGATGATGAGCGTGCGCAACTCGCGCAGGCGAAAGCGAAACCCGCATCGGTCGCAGATCGCAATGGCGATCTTGGCTGACGCATAGCGATTTCCCATCAGCCGCCTCCGATGTACGAACGGCGGGGCACAAAGCGTACCGACGCCTTCTCACGGTCTTCCCCTGCGGCGTAATCAAACTGCTCGTCGTACTGCGCTTTGAGCATGGGTACGCGGTCAGTCAACTCAGGCACCTTGGTGGCGATGTGGTACGCCAGACCTGCGGTCAGTGCAGGCAAGAAGCGGAAGTTGGCATCAGCCGTTTGAACACCGGCCCCAGCATCTTGGATACGGCGCATGCGCCAGTATTTGAAGACGTAGTAGGGATTACCCTCAGTGCCTTGGTCAGGGACTGGCCAGACCACGATCTTGGGCGCATCGCGCAAGCGGCGCACCCACACTTGGATAGGGCGGGCCTGCTGCAACTTGTTGGGGATGGTCGCGTAGGTAGAAACACTGATACGCGTGATGGCCAGATCGGCCTGTGTGGCCACGTTACCTGCGCCTGTGCGGATCACGTGATCGAGCAAGTCAATGGTGTCCGCAGGAAGATCGTACTCTGCGGTGCCTTGAACGAGGTTGACTGACCCTTCGTCAATCGTCCACATGTTGATGCCACGGTTCTGCCACTCGATGGTCATCAAGTTCATGGAGCGACGAGCAGTGCGCAGGTCGTAGCCCGTGCGCATCTCGCGGCCAGCCCGCTCCCACGCCTCCTCGGCGATCTCAGTGAATTCGAGATTGAAGTCGGTCGTGCCCGAAGTCGTCATTACCTATACCCCGCTGTCTTCTTGGCGATGTTCTTTGGCTGGGCAACAAACTGTTTGCCCTTGGCTTTGCCAGCACGCTTGGCACGGGTTGTGGCGGCATACTCGGCAGGGCTGAGGGCCTTGATCGCAGCATCCGGCAAATACCGCTCCCCCGTCTTGTTCGACGGTTTACCGGACTTGGTACGCCATTTCTGGTCTGTCCAGTCCTTGAGCGATTTCTGCGGAGCCTTCAATCTCGGTACCCCCCACCCTTGGCCTTGTACTGCTTGGCCAGCAGTTGCGCTTTGCGGGCGCTCCACTGACCTGCACCTGTGCCTTGCACGGCTTGCCCTTTGATTTTCTCAAAAAGCGATTTGCGCATGCCCGGCTTGGTGTAGTTTCCGGCCTCGTTGACCTTGCCACCTTCCGCATACATGGTGAACTCGTCCCCGTCCTTGCGGCGCTTGGTCACGCCGTTGTCGTTGAACTTGTCACCGTCTTTGCGGCGCATGGTTTTGCCGCCCGGCATTTTGCTGGGCATCATGGCTCCCATACCACGGCTGGGCATCATGGCAGACCTCAGTACATCTTGCAGTTGGTCTTGCCTTTTTTGGCAATACCATCTGCGCGTGCGGACACGGAGCCACCCTTTTTGAAAGGCTTGGCAGACCCGCCGTCAATGTCTTGGGGAACCGGCATACCTTCGCGGAACATACCTTCGCCCTTGGGCATCGGCTTCTTTGGAGGTGCAGGGCGCTTCATCGGAGGCTTGCGTGGAGAAGGCGTAGCCGACGCGCCGTCGATGTCTTGCGGCGGTTGGCCCATCTCAGCGGTGTAGACGCGATCTTTCATGCGCACATCCCGCCCTTCTTGTACATGCCACCACCGGCCATCTTGATCTCGGTGCCCTTGGTCTTGCCCTTCTTGGCAATACCGTCAGCGGCCTTATGGCCAGCGGCCAAGCCGCCAGAAGCCATCTTGACCTTGCCACCGGACTTCAGGCCAGCGTGAGCCTTGGATGCGGGTTTTGCGGCATGCTTGGCCAATGCGGCAGGCATACCCTTCATGTTTTTCGTTGCCATAGTGTCACCACCTTTCGTGAACTTGCGGCCCTTATCGGCCTTTGTGAACTCTTGCCCCACGGACTGCGGGACGCCTGCCTTCTTGGCGAACGCCGGGTTGTTGGCCACCGCCGCCATGAAATTGTGTTGCTTCTTACTTGTGCTCGGCATGCTGACCTCGCATCGCGTCAATCTTGCGCTCAATCCGGTCAAACCGCTCCATCAACTGCGCCATATCGGCACGGAATTCCGTGCGCGTGATGTGATCACGTGCCACTTCCTCGCGGGTGCGATTGAGCAATATGCTGAGGCGCTGCAACTCAGCAAACTTTTCTTTCACGACGAACCCCAACAGCGCAACAATTGCTGTGAGGATCATGTTCCATACCATCATTTCCATATCAGCAATTCCATGCTCTCAGTGATTTATTGATACGGGAGTTCGGGTCTTTTTTGGTCTTCTCCGAAGTCAACTTTTCCTTCATACCGGACATTCTCGAACAGAAGGACGCACGGCGTCCTTTGTCCTCTTTGGTCTTGGGTTTCGGGGCTGGCGGTTTGAGGTTCATGCCCTGCTTCTTCGCAGAGGCGCGGCCTTTGGCGTTGAGACCCCCCTTGGGGTCTTTGCCTTCCGCCCGTTGCCATGCTGGAGACTTAGCCATAGAAGACCGTGATCGAACTCACGTTCGTCACGTCCACATACACATTGGTCTCGAACAACACCCCCTCTGCTGGGATGGCGACGTTAAAAATCTCCGCCAGAGCGGGGGTGTTGATCTCGATTTTGGTCGTGCCACCGGAGCCGCCATCTTTCAGCACAACCGACCCTGCACTTGCGGAGCAGGTGATGGTCATCGCTTTGATGCGAGCCCGGGCACCTACGAGGGTGCCGTCATCGGTGCGCGTGGCACTTTTGACATCGGTTTGAACTGTCATGGCGACCTCCGATTAGGCGTCAGCGAACGGAGTAGCCACAGAGCCCGAGCCCAGCAAGATGCCGGTCACGAAGTACTTGTTGGCGTCCACAGCAGTGATCTCGATCCACGAGCCAGCAATACCACCAGTGGTGGAGCCGTCGAGGTTGATCACGTCGTTCGATGCTGCTGGAGCATAGCCAGAGACTGCGCCACTGGAATCGGTGTCCACCATCATGATCGAGCCCACGAACTTGTCAGTGCCGTCAGTCTTGATGGCCAAAGCAGAAGCAGTGGTCTCAACAAACACGCGGTAGGTTGCACCGATGTTGTTGATAGTGTTGGGGTCAGCGCCCGGGCCAGAAGTCACCGGATCAGGGGTGGCCACGATGGCGGGCAAAGTGATGATCAGGGTTGCATCGTTGGTGCGCAGGGTGCGACCAGCGTAGTTTGCAACGTCCAGAGTCAGGGTGTTGGTGCCGTTGGCAACCTCAACGACGGTGTTGGGGCCTTGGGTGTAGAAGCCACCCAGCGAACGTACTGGGCCAGAGAAGGTAGTGCGAGCCATAGTTTCCTCACATGCGAGTTATGGTGTGTTCGTCTGCATGTCGCCAGCCGGGCCTGTCAAACACACCGGAATTTCCCGGTTTGGTTCAAATATACACGATCCGACAAAAAAGAAAAGGGGCCGAAGCCCCTTTTCTTGTCTCATCAAGCGCCGGGAGAACCGAAGACGCCCAGAGGATCAGACACACCGAACGAATAACGCTCGCGGGCCTTGTAACGGCTGTTGCCGGTGTCGAAGTCAGCGTCCATACCTGTTTGCATTGGGGTACGTACGAAGTGCTTCAGACCGTTAGGCACGTCAGTCATCAGGAACCATGCGTTGTTGTCAGTCAAATAGTGGTTGACTGCATAACCTTCGGGGATGGAACCCATCGACTTCAAAGCGTTGATGTCGTTGTCGGCGGTGGAGACACGCAGTTCGGTCTTCAACAGACGCTCGGCCACGAACTGGAGGCTTGGAGGCACAACCAATTTGCGGGGCTTGGCGGCAATCAGAAGACTGCGTTCGTCCGTCCAACCTGCGATCTGGATCACGGCGGCTTCCAAGGAAGTCTCGTTCAGATCGGCAGCGATGGTGGGGCGGTTGCTGTTGGTACCACCGGAGACCAACGGGTGGGCGGTGGAGAACAGCGTTTGACCGTCACCGTAGGTGGGGCCACCAGCGAAGCCTTGGTTCAGGATCGCAGCGGCTTTCACCTGCTTGGTGTAAGCCATGGCACGAGCCAACGCCTTGGTGTAGCGGCTGGACAGAGAGTCGTACAGGTTGTCTTCGATGGCCTCTTCGGTCAGCGAGAAACCCATAGCGATGGTCTCGTGCACGTAGCGTGCAGTCCATGCTTCTTGAGCGTTGTCATATGCCAGCGCAGAACCTTCGTTCTTCACAGGCGCGGCGCTGAAGCCGGAGAGTTTCGTCTCCTCTTCAAAAGAACGCTCAGAGGTTTCGCTCTCGAAAATCTCTTTGTGTTCTTCGCCGTATTTTTTGTACTCCAAACCAAACAGCGCGTTAAGGCCGGGCAGGAGTTCTTTCAGTAGTTGGGCACGAGAAATTGCCATGATCTAACTCCTTAGACGCCGGTCGGGTTGTTGTACATGTGGCCACCGTTCCATGCGACGACGTTAGGCGTACCTTCGGTCAACGTGATGTACGGAGCATTGAACTTGCAGATGAATTCGCAGAATTCACCAGAAGCGTTCGCGGTGTCTGGGACACCTGCCACGATGCGGATGGGGAGAGATGCAGTAGCAGCGGCGGTGGAGCCGTTGATACCCACAGCGGAATCGCCAGTGGTGGTCGAACCGGAGTTCTGCACCAGAGCGACGTTGTTGCCGATCACGGTTTGGCCGTAGAAGGCGACAGTGGTGCCCGAAGACACAGCAGCGACCTTGAACAGAATATCGGGATCGTCAGCCACGATGGCTTGCGCGTCAGAGGCAACGGTGCTGGCGGGCCAGTACTGTGCGAAGACAGGCTGCTTCGTGGAAGGGTTGGTGTAGGTGCAGCCAAGGAAAATACCAGCAACGCCGTTGGATGCAACGGTAGTTGTGCCAGTGTCTTTCTCGACAGTGCCATCGCTCACCAGTTTGACCACATCGCCGTAGAAGATGTTCGTGGCATAGCCACTTGCGATCTTCAGGTTGCGGGTCGAACCAGCGAACACCTGACCGCCAATCAGATTGGTCGGTTGCAAGCCGTACGGCTTGTCAATGGTGGGGTAAGCCATGTTTTGACTCCAAAAAAATTAGGTTCCTCTACCGAAAGTGACCTTCGTTTTGCGCTCGTTGAAGAGCGGCATACGTGGATCATTTTCGCGCATGAGACTATGGTCAACCGACTGAATCTGAGCACTTGCTTCCTGACGGAAGAAGTCATTTCGGTCTTCGACCAACTCTTTGGGTGCTTTGCACAGCAGCAGGCCACCAATCAGAATGTTGTCTTTGAAGCGGTCATTTTCGATGCCAGCCACAAAGATTTCCGGGTGATCCGATGCTTTGACGGGCTCCCAGCCCTCGCGGAGTTTGAGGGACACGTTCATGGGGTCAGACTCGCCGCGAGTGCTGACGCGAACCCAGTGGAATTCATAGCCCTCCTCGGGGTGAGGAGTAGGCAGCGTATCTGGACGAATCCAGTTGCGCTTGCGGGCCGTTTTTTCACGGGTTTCCAGTTCTCGGTTCAGTCTGTTCTCAGCCATTTTGTTTCCTCATTTCCATAGCAACCTGTTTGGCGTATTCTTCCAGCGGCACACCAAGCCGTTTGGCCAATGCCACCTGCGTTTGCGTCAGCACGATCTTTTTGGGCGCAGTGCTACGTGTTGCTGGTGCCACGACGTTCGTCTTTCGACGAGGCTTCGTTTCCTCTGGTTCATCATCCTCGTCAGCTTCAAACTGATCGGGGAAGACTTGTCGCATACGAGAGTTGATCTTCTCGTAGTACTCATCTGAGCGAGGGTTTACACCCTGTTTGACCAATTTCTGATGCAACCCCAACGCGAAACTGGTCATCTCATCATCAGACCCAAACCATGAATTGTCTTGTTGCCATTTCACGGCCCGGTCATCGACTGCTGGGGCGGTTACCTGAGTTTGTACATCAGTTTCAGACTCTTGTAAAGCGGGTAGTTTGAGATTGTTTACTCGCTCCGACTTCATTTTTGCAGCAGTCAGTTCTTCCTGCGCTGCAACAACGGCGTCTGATTCACCCGCATCATAGGCTTGTTTGAACTTGGACTTGGCCTCCTCCAACTCGCGCTCGGCCATCTTCTTGGCCTGCTCCAGCATCGCCTGTTGGTTCTGCCCCACGGTGCCCTTGAGTTTCTTGTTCTCCTCAAGCAGGCGTGCGGTCATGGCCTCCAGTTCGGCTTTCTCACGTGCGGCTTGCTCGGCGGCGCGGCGCTGGTCGTGATAGCCCTTGCTGAAGTGCTGGAGACGCTTCTTGACCTTCTCCGAGTAGGACTCCAACTCGTCGTCAGTCAGTTCGTCAGGGGGTGTCGAGGGCTTCTTGCCCCGGTCTTTCTTGGGGGTGTCGTCCACCACCTCAATGTCGAGGTCATCCTCGTCGTCCTTGGCCTTGGGCGACGCTTTCTTGTCGTCCTTGGTGTCAGGCACGTCAGCGAAGGGGTCACGGCGACCGTCGATGACGATTTCGGCGGAGCCGTCCTCTTTCATCTTGATGTCTTTGCTCGTGTCCCGTTCGGGATCGGGGAACTCAAACGATACTTTTTCCATGGGCATGATCAGCACTCCTTCCAGTCGTCTGCGAGCATGTCGCTCTGCGACGCAAGCCAACCGGGCAGGTATGCCTGACGGCCATGGGCGTTCACAGTCCACATGTCAATATGGGGCAAGATTTCCATCTCACTCAACCCCCGCGATTCAAGGAATTCGGCGTTGATCGGGCTGTTGGGGCGCAGGTTCTCTTTGGACACGGTGTAGCCACCGGCCAGCACGAGGAACATGCCTTTGCCATTCCAGCCCTCACGGGCCACTTTTTTGCCAGCCTTCAAGGCGGCGATTGCATCTCCGAAGTTCATCAGAGTCTCCTTACGCACGCGTGATGCCACGCGGATCGGCCACGACTGCTTCGATGGAGTCGTCATTCATCAGGCGGTATTCCACGCCATTGACCCGGATGCGCGTGCCAGAGTTGGCTCGGAACACCACAAAGTCACCTTGCTTGCACCAAGGGCCGTTGGGGAAACGCTCCTTGTCGGCATAGGCTTGTTCGCCCATATCGAGCACCACCCCAGTCACAGTCATCAACTGCTCCTCGTACATGGTTCGCTCGGATTTCACGATACCCATCGAGTTGAAGGTCTCTTCAATCTGGGGCAGCGCGATCAGCAACCGATACCCGACAGGCTTTGGCATCTGCGCCTCGATTTCAGCCTCGGTCACGGCGGTAGTTTCTTCAGTCATCGTCATCATCTTTCATTTGGGAACGCAAAAGGTCTTTGGTGGTTTCAATGGCGAGTTGGAGACCTCGAATCCGACCCACCACCTCCCGGTATTCGTCGAATGACTTGCATCCTCCGTTCACCAGAAACTGGGACGAGGAGGCCACTTCCTCCTCGTATTTCTCAATCAGCACGTCAAAGACGGTTTTGGCCATGGATTACTCCTTGTTGCCGCTGGCTGGCGGCTTTGGTTGGCCTTTCGGTGCGGCGAGCACCTTCAGGGCATCGAGTCGCAGGCGTTCTGCGGACTGGCGATCTTGTGAGGAGACGCGGTTCTTCTCGTTATCGACCGTGGCCATGGTGCGCATGGCTTCAAGTTTCAGTTTCTCGGACGCGATCTGTGCGTCGGTCTGATCCTTCTGGGCCTTGCGAGTGACCTCCATCTCCTGCACCTTGACCTTGGACTGCTCCAACTGGAACAGCGGGTCGGCTTGCTGCTGCTGGGCCTGCTGTTGTGCGGCCTGCTGCTGGTGAGCCTGTGCAACCTGCTTGCCTGCATCTGCGATGAGGCGAGCCAGTTGAACCTCCATGTCCTCTGGCAATTCCTCGTCGGGCGGGGGCAACGTGACGCCCAGACGCTCTTCGATCTGCTTGCGGTAGGAGAAGCCCAAGTGCTCGGCGATGTGCGCTTGCAGGCTGGCCATGATCTGCTGGGCCATCGGGTTCTGACCAATGCTGGCAGCGATCATCGGGTCTTGCATGAACGACTGGTGCGCGGCGATGTGCGCCTCGTGATCTTGATAGATGAATGCCTTGAGCGGTTTACCCACCAGTGCTGACATGTTCTCAGACACGGGGTCACGTGGCTTCTGATCCTCGCTCGTTGGGACGATCTTGTCGGCGTTTTTGACGCCCAGCGTCTCGATCATCTGGCGGTGCAGGTACGGCAGATCGTAAATCTGCGGGGCGCTCTGGGCCATCTGGAACACCGCTTGGTACTGCACCACGCGCTGCGCCATCGTGCTGGCGTTCGGATCGCTCACGGGGATCACGTCCACCATGGCGTAGTCGGCCTGCCGCGCCCGGGTGTGTCCGGTGTCAGGCTCGTACTGGTACTCCTCGGGGGCGTAGTCAGCGATGATGGCCTTCAGGAGTTTGAACTCCTGCTTCATGGCAAAGTGCACACGGCTCTGGACAGCGGCCATGGGCTTGAGCGTGCGCTCCAGCAGGGCCAGCGTGGTGCCCACAGGAGCCTGCGCGGACATGTCCGAGATGTTCATGTCGGAGATCGCGCCGAGGCGGCGACCTTCTTCCGTGATCCGCTGGAGCAGGGCCAGCAGAGTCTGGCTTGGCTCTTTGTACGGCAGGGTCATGATGTTGTCTTTGACCGTGCCCGATGGCACGTCAACATCACGGAACTCGCCCGGCTGGATCGGTGTGTCGTCACCCTTGATGCGCAGACCTCGGGTCTTCAGGCCACCCGGCAGGTTGCTCAGGGTGCCAGCGTCCACCAACTGGCGAATGATCGAGGTGCCAGCGCGGGCGTACCCGCCGATGATGTGGATCAGGCCAAGGCCATAGAAGCCAAAGCCCGGGACGTAGACGTAGTGCACGAAGTGGTTGCGCTTGAGCATGAGGGGGTCTTCCTCATCCCAGTTGCGGCGCACGGCCAGCACCTTGCCGGTGCCTTTGTCGATGGTCACCACGTACGGCTTGGCGAGGTCATTCTCCTCGTCATCCACGCCGTCGATGCACAGGTTTGCGTGCACTTCCAGCAGGGCGTAGCGGTCGTCATCTTGCAGGGTGAAGCCACCCTCCTCGGCCTTTTTCTTCTCGATGTCCGTGTGGAACTGGAGCGGTTCGCCCAGATCGCACTCGCGGTAGAAGCCTGCATCCATCAGGCGTTCGAGTTCATTCTTGGTCTTGCGCATCACGTGGGTGACACGCTCGGCTTGCTCGATGTGGCTGGTGCCGTAAGGCACGATGACATCTTCTGCTGGCAGGTAGATCGAGACTTGCCGTCCGATGTTCGGATCGAAGTACACCTTCTTGAACGCAGAGCCTGCAAGGCCCAGCGAGTAGAGCATGCGCTCGTGCTCGGAGCGGTACTCCACCATGCGCTCGGTGACCTGATAGTTCATGTCATCGCGCACGCGCTCGGCGGCTTCTTCCTTCTCCTTGGTGACCTTGCCCAGAATCTTTGTCTTCACGGGCCCGGCAGCAGGGAATGTCTCGCTCATGGTCTCGGCTTGGAAGCGGATCGCCGCCTCGGCCAGCACGGTGGAGAACACGCCACACGCGTCGTCCCACGGCTCGGTGCGCTCCTCGTACTTGAAGCCCAGCACTTCGAGGCCCTTGACGAATGTGTCGGCCCACTCCTTGCGTGCTGTGATGTCAGCCTCCACGAGGTCTGTCAGATCAGACGCGAGTTTTTGCAGTGCGCCCTCATCCATGAACTCAGCGAGGTTGTCACCAAACTCGCCTTCCTCGTCGTCCTCGGATGACCCTTCGAGGTTGACCTCGACAGTGCCGTCAGGGTTCTCGATGATCTCGACTTCGCCAAGGCCCGGGGCCTCGATCTCGACCTCGACACTCTCTATGTCCTCGGCCTCTTCGTCCAGCCCTTTCGGCGCTTGGTACAACCCGGGAGTCATGCTGCTCGTTGCCATGTTCAATCCTTTCAGTAGTAGCGGTTTTTGCTACGCGATTTGAAGTACCTGACCTCATCGGGCTCGTCACTCGGGAGCCGGATAAAGCCGCCTTGGCGGAACCGCATGAGTGCCATCACCGTAGCGTCAACCAAGTCATCGTGGGCCATGAACGGAAATCCTGCGATCTCCTCGACGACTTCCTCTGCCCAGCGGGTCTGCGGAACCCAGCATATACCCGACCTCACGATGTCCGCCACAGAGTTTAACCGTGCTAACTTGTCACCGCTACCTCTATGTGGTGTGTATTCACCCACAGGGATGCCCATGCGTCGCAATTCTTGATAGAGCGCAGTGCCTGATGACTTCTTTTCCACGATGAACGCGTCAGGCTCCCACTCACGATACTCCTCTTGCGCCAAGGTCTTGAGTTCGGGGAACTCCAGCCGCTTCTTGATGCTGTTGAGCAGGATGATGTTGTAGGCGTTGGCACCCGGCCCCTCGCGCTCCTCATTGAAGAACACGCCCCACGTGGTGATGGCTGTGTAATCGGCCCGGTTGTGGCTCTCGGCTGCGGCGTCCAGCGTCATGATGACGTACTCGCACGATGGCGGGTCTTCCTTTGTCCACTCGTTCCACCACTCGCGCTTGACGACGCTGGCCTCTTCCGACGTGGGGTTCTGCTGGTACTGCGCGTTCCACTGGAACACAGGCATGGACGCCTTGGTGCGGTACAGCGCATCGAGGTTGAAGAACTCGGGCCACAGGGGCTTCTCGATCTTCTTCTTGACGCCATCGACTTCTCGCTCGACCTCAATGATGGCGGGGAACTCCACCACCTCATACTGGTCAGCCTTGTCGTTCTGGGACATGTCCCGGGTCACACGCCCAGTCAGGTCATCCTGATGCCACCGTGTTTGCACGATGGCCACACGTCCACCGGGCATCAAACGCGTGCGGGCACCGTAGGTGAACCACTCGTATGCCTTCTCGAACACGTCAAAGTTGCCGTTGATGATGTCCTGCTCGTTGTGTGGGTCGTCCACCAGCAGCAAGTCAGCGCCTCGCCCGGCCAAGGCAGAGCCCACGCCGCAGGCAAAGTACTCGCCGCCCACGCTGGTGTTCCAGCGCCCGGCAGACTTGGAGTCCGACGCAAGGCCCACATTGGGGAAGACCTCTTTGTACGCATCGGAGTCGATGATGTTTCGCACCTTGCGACCAAAGTCCACGGCGAGGTCTGTGGTGTGGGACACCATCAGCACCTTCTTGTTGGGGTAACGTCCTATGAACCACGCTGGGAAGTAAATGGAAACCAACTGTGATTTGCCATGGCGCGGTGGCATGTTCACGCACACCCGGTCGCTTTCGCCCTTGGCGATTGACATCAGCAGCGTGGCCAAGATGCGGTGGTGGCGTCCGACCTTGTAGTCGGGCTGCATGTGCTTGCAGAACTCAATCAGATCGTCGTAGCACGCCTTGGCCAACTTGCGAGCATTGAGCACATCGGCGATTTTCTCGATCTCGACCTGCTCCTCTGGCGTGTAGGAGTCGAGGTTGTCCAGCATCAATTGGATTTCCTCCTCCGTGAAGTCCAGAAGCAGGCTATCGACGGTGGATTCAGTACCCTGACTCACTGCACCGGGCCCCCATCTGGGTCTTCAGTGTGACTGTCTGGGCCATCGGACTCGATGGCGGGTTCTGGCTCGTAATACGACCCCGTTTTTGCAGTTTTCTCGCAAATTTCCGGTTTATTTTCGTGTTCCGACACGCCAAGCGTCGAATTTTCGACGCTCAGGCCCAGTTCAGCATCAACGTCTATGATCTCACCACCCATTTCAATGGCGGGCGAGTGGTTCGACTCCTCTCCAGCATCGCGCCGGATAAGACGTTGCAGTTTGGCCCGCAACTTTTCCTTCAACTCGTCCGTGGTCTGGTGCGTGATCGTCACTTCCTGCTTCTCGGAGAACAGCCCCACGTCGGAGTGCTTGCCCAGCAGTTCCAATGCACGGATTCTGATGCGCGGATCGGGGTTTCGGGACTCTTCGAGCAGCCTATTTGTCACCAAATGACGCATTTCGACAGCATGCGTGACCACTGCACGACCATATTCGTCGAGGTAGTCGCGGATGTTGATCAGCGAAGCCGGGGTGAGGGCTGCGGCACGCACGTGGTTGGTGAGTTTGGAGGTGCGCTCGGGGTCTTCAGCGTACGCCGCAGTCAATGCAGCGGCTGTTTCCTTGTCGCCGGGGGTGGGCTCGATGTCCAGCCCATGCTTTTCCAGCAGCAACGCCGAGCGGCATGCTGCCTCGGCCCGCTCTCGCAGGTCGATGTATGAGATGTCAGGCGTGATTTCCACCCCCAACTCAGGCATGAGTTCAATTGTCATGTTCGCAAGTCCATATAGACCGATGTGCACAGTG